TTCCTATGGTTACTCGCCTAGGATGAAATTATGTTGAGATGCAGACAAGACTGCTTTACCAAATGCTCTGGCCCTGCGCTAGACTTCGGTAGCGCCGAAGATGCCGAGAGGCTTAAAATCTAATTTTTATTTATTATTTTATTTTAGGTAGCTCTTTTTGCTACATAAATTTTACTATTACTACCTGAAGGATAAAAGACCGCTAACCTTAACAGGCTCTGTAGTATTATTTGTGTTAATAAAAGTTATTAGAGATTAACCACTTTATTTTATGTAATGCAGTGTTATCTCTTCTTATGATTAGGAAAAGTTATTTTGATTCGCCGAAAGTTATTATAGGATTTCAATAACCTCAGACTCTCATATTGCCAAATATGAAATCTTCCTCCTTCTAGGGAAGTAATTAGAATAGTAAGATAGATTAACATAGTGTCCAAAACCGGACTTAATATCTATGCCAAAACTTATAATTCTAAATGTGATAGAAGTTGGTTTACTATTTTCCGAAAAATAGTGGTAGGTCAGTACCCCTACCTTATCAAAAAGAACCGGGTTTCTCCCCCCGTAACATGCGGTAGTACCGTAAATTGTGAGAAAGCCTCGGCGATAAGCCCCGAGGTATGTCGTAATATCCGCCGTTATAGCGAATGGCACTAGAAAGCGTGATCTTTCTAGACCTTTATTAAGAGGACCGCAGTGTGCAATAATGCGCCCGGTTTAATTAGTAGATGAACGCAGATAACTATAACATAGGATTATGGGTATGGCTTGCCCGAATCTTCAAGGTATCGAAATGGAATCTTTTAAAGCAATTAACACTGAACAATCCCTCGACATCGAAACAACCTCTCTTGTATTTGAGATGCTTAACAATATCCCTGATGGATTTGAAAAGCGTGCTTTTATACGAGCAGTACATTTTGTACTACACTCTTCAACTTATGAACCCACTATGATTAGAGGAGGAATGAGAAAGAAGATCTCAAAACGACAACGCTTAATTAATGCGTATATTTATGAAATTAATCGAATTATCGATAAGTCAAGAAAATTCACCTGTCAAGGTATTTTCCCTTCGACTATGGAAGTTACTCATAAAGTATCTTTGGAAGGCTATGAGGCTCTTATTGATATGATTGTACATAAATTGGATATTTTTGCAAAAGTTGTCAATCTTAAGTCAATAGTTGCTTCTGCATTCCTATGTGTTCTTAACATATGGGCTAATCTTGACCGACCTGCTACTGTTTTATTGAGCATAGGTCAATTTTTGATGAATTTGCAATTATCGACAGAAGTACTTGCAAAAGCAACTGAGTTCTTTACTAATGTTTACACCAAAATTAGTGAGAGTATTCAAAAGAATAAAGCATTTATTTCACAGAAAGTTGGTTCTTTTACATGCCAATCTAAATTTGGAGATAGTGAAATTGACTTTACAGCCATAATTCCATATATAGGAAGTGGTTTATCAGTTTTATTTTCTTTAGTATTCTTAAGAGCTATGCCAGGATCTCACACATTTGATAATCTTTTTACAAGATTTTCGAAAATATCAGGAGTGATTCGATCAGCAGCTGATGTCTCTAAAATTGGAGGTAATTTGATTACTGAAGCTTTAGATGGCTTTTGCAAAGCTGCTTTTGGAGTTGAACGCCCAGTTATGGATGAATGGAAAAACATAAGAGCATGGTCTCGTGAAGTATCAGATCTTATGAAACCAGATTTTGAAAATGATCTCAAAGGGAATGAGCAATTGAAACAAAAGATAGAATCTCTTTTACAACAAGGAATGAATATTTTGCGTACTTTAGATGCTCTAAAAGTCGCACCATCTGAACGGAGTACTGTCTCTCAGTGTGTTATGTTCTTAATGCGAGCAAGAGAATCCGCAGGAAACTGTGGTGCTGGACAAACCAAACCTCGTGTGGCACCTGCAATCACCCATATTTACGGTGATTCAGGTGTTGGTAAGTCAACAGTATTATGGGCTCTGATTGCGGAAATACAAGCTGCACTTGGTGTGACTAAACCATCAGATTTACATGAGAAGACTTACTTTAGACGCCCGGGAGCAAAATTCTGGGATGGATATAGTAATGGCGTGAATGTTGTTGTCTGTGATGATTTCGGAGCAATGAAGGACTCTGAAAATGCTCCAAATGAAGAATTCCTGGAAGCAATTCATATGTCGAATACTGCTTTTTGGCAATTGAATATGGCTGAATTGAGCGATAAACGCTCAACTTTCTTCCAAGCGAAATCTGTAATTTGGACTAGTAATCGATCTCATTTTGCTGTAGAATCCCTTACTAATAGTGAAGCAGTGCTCCGACGAGTTGATCTCAAAATTAGACAAAAACCTCATCCAGAATTTTCAAAGAAGGATAAACAACGAGGCATCACAGTTGATGTCCTTGATCAAGATAAAGTTGATAAGGCTATTCAAGCTCGTGGAAGATCAGCTATGCTTGGTTGCGTGTTATTTGATGTGATTGATAAAACTGATCCTAACGATGCTGTTTTGCCTGGATGCTCCAATTTAACATTTTGGCAAATAGCTGAGAAGGTTGTAAATAAAACTATTTCAAATATGAAATATTTTGATAATTTCAATTCCGCTTTGAATGATCATATGCAAGATGCTATTGAGAGATGCGCCGGTGGTACGTGGAGTATGCCGGAAGGAGGAGAGAATAAATTCACTCTTCAATCTGGATGCACTGAGGCACCACTTTATTGTCTTGACATTAGTAAATTGCGTGATCACCGATCTTATATGGACATCTGGAATGGATTGTATCACTTTAATCCAATGGATTTTATTGAAGATTATGATATTAAGGACCCAAGGAAAATAATGAGAGCAGATAAGGATTATATTCAGCGTGATGTTCGAAATTTAGAAACAAATTATCAGATGTTTCAACCTGCAAAAGCCATTACAATAACAGATAATGAACAAATTTTTTGCCGAAATGTTACTAAATCAGCTTGCTTTAAATTGCCCCTGAGAGACTGTTTACCGTTTATCAGATGTTGGACGAGAGCTAGGAGATCATTAGATCTTCTGACTCCCGCCGAACAAACCGATGAAATGTTTGTAAATTATTTCATTCAATCTCAAAGAATTTTAAGAGGAGCTGTAAAAGTAGTTTTTAATAATCAGATGTGTTCAATTGATTATGATGGAGAAAATAAGTTCTCTCAAGTTAGTCGTGATGTTGTTAAGAAAGTTGAAAAACTTAATGCTGAAGTTGAAGCACGATTTGCTATATCACCTACTATGTTTTATACACTTGTAGGAGTATCTACTTTAATTCTTGGTTTCGCAGGACATCGCATTTATAAACGTATTGTAAAGTGGTGGAATAAACCCACTGCTGATTTAGCTATGGCTAGAGTTCGATCTGAAAGTGCTTATGATGCTAAAATGCAAGAAAAAGCAAAAACTTCAACCATGAAAATGGAAGGATATTCTGCTGATCAAACTAAAGCAAAAGAAGTAACTACTCTTCGAATGGAAGGATATTCTACTGATCAGACTAAAGCAAAAGAAACAGCTCGTTTACAAATGGAAGCTTATGCTAGTGATACAACTAAAGCATTGCCAACAATGAAAATTGAAGGTTTCCTTTCAGATACTTCACCACCCGGGCACACTAATCATTATGGTCAAACATATGATGAATTGTCAATATGGAATAAGATTCTTTGGAAACTTGGTCATGCTGATATTCAACCCGCTCAGAATGTTATGAAAACTATAGCCGGAAAATTTCAAGTTCAGGCTGTATTTGATAAAAATGCGGCTGAAGTAGTTGATGTTGTGTTCAAAAATATGTATAAATTGGAATATTTTAAAGATGGAGAATGGACTCATGCTCTTAATTTAACTATTATTAAAGGACGTCTGGCTATTGTCAATAGACACTTATTGATGTTTAAAGATGAAGCTAAATGGAGAATACGTAATTCTTATTTCGAGGGTATTGAGTTTAATCTCCAAAAGTGTAATTATGCATTTATAGATGATTCATCAAGTCCTTTTTACAGACGAGATGTTATGATTCTAGAATTACCACGTGAGATTCATCAACATAGAGATATCACCTCTAAATTTATGACCGGTGACGATTTTTCGAAATTTCACAGTCTCGATCAGATTTCAGCTATCGGTTATGTGCCTTGTAACGACAAAGTCATTGCTCGCCAATACTTCGGAAACGATGTTGTGGCTTTAGATCAAGACTTTGAAGCAGATGATGGCAAGAAAGTTATATTGCAGGTGCGTAAAGTATTTAAATATAACATTCAAACTACACCAGGAGACTGTGGTGCGGTTCTCGTTGCATTTGACAAAAATTTTAATAATAAGATTTTTGGTATACACAGCGGTGGAACTGTAGCACCTCGATACACCGGGTTTGGTACACCGGTGACACAGGGTTTTCTCTCTGCACTTATTACTAAGTTGCAATTAGATTATCCTGAGTCACTGATGTCTCCAGATTTACCTTGTATTGAGGATAACAATTTTGTTGTCGAACAAACATCCGATAATGAAGTTGTGTGGACTCGTGAAAAACCATTTGAAGGGAATTTCTATCATTTTGGTAAAGCACCTGAACGTATTCATGTAAATGTTAAATCTCGTATTTCTCCTTCTCCTGTTTATGGAGTAATTCAAGAACCTACTATGGCACCAGCTAGATTAGGAACTTTTGTTAATTCGGAAGGAGAGAAGATTGATCCAATGGTCAATGCTCGCGCCAAAGCAAGTCCTATTTCAAAACCACTTGATGAAGATATTCTTAAAACTTGTATGAAAGATTATTCTCAGTTACTAGCTGCTCACAAGGGAGCGAGTGACAAGAGAGTACTTACGTATGAGGAGGGAATTTCTGGCGTTGAGGGGGATGCTTGTTATCCTCCGATGAAACGTTCAACATCACCTGGCTACGGATGGGATAAGCGAGGCAAAGGTAAGACTCAATGGTTGGGTGAAACCGATTATATATATGATAATCCTGAATTGAAAGCTAAATGTAACCAAATCATGGAGAAGTGTATAAAAGGAGAACGCCCTTCTATCGTATGGACCGATACTCTCAAAGACGAACGAAGAACTCTGGATAAAGTTGAAAAAGGAAAGACGCGATTATTTTCATGTGGAGAAATGGCATTTACTTTAGTTTTTAGGCAATATTTTGGAGGCTTTATAGCATTTATTATGAGAAATAAAATCTCCGTTGAAAGTTGTGTTGGAACAAATGTTTACTCTCGTGACTGGACCCAAATTGTGGATTATCTTAAGGTAGTAGGACCCCATATATTAGCTGGTGATTTTGCCAACTATGATGGAACTTTACATCCATCTATTTTATGGGGAATGTGTGATTTAATCAATCATTGGTATGGATCTGAAAATATTGAAGATTCAGTTATTCGAACAGCTCTCTGGAGTGAAGTGGTAAATTCAATTCACATTACAGGAAATACATTTTATATGTGGAATCATTCGCAACCTTCTGGTTGTCCTATGACTGTGATTTTGAATTGTTTATATCACTCTATTTCAGCTAGATACGTTTATATCGTAACTGCTCTAAAATATAATCCAAAAGAAAGCTCTTTGAGTAACTTCCGAAAGAATGTAAGACATTTAAATTATGGTGATGATGATCTTTGGAGTATTTCTCCTCGGATTATTGATTGGTTTAATCAAGTAACAATTACTGAAGCGTATACTACGTTAGGTATGACTTATACTGATGAGGCCAAAACTGGAGATATTGTACCTTATAGAAAACTTGAGGAAGTGAATTTCTTAAAGAGAACTTTTCGTTGGGATGATGATCAAGCTCGGTATAGAGCACCCTTAGCCCTAGAAACTATTCGAGAGATGGCTATGTGGAATCATGGAACAGTAGATCAATATGAACTAACAGCTAGTATTTTACAAGATGCGGTTCATGAATTAGCTCAACATGATGAAAAAGTGTTTAATACTGAACTACCTGCTTTTGAGAAGGCAGCCCAGATAGTGCGAGAAAGATTTCCCGTATATTTTGATACATATCAACAGTATCAATTCAATGAGGTTATGAACCTCGAATAAAACGTTGTGATCGGGGTACTTGAACAATGGACATGGTTTGAGTACAGCAAATCCTGCTGACGTGGTGTGTATTCTCACTTTTGTGAGCACTTACATACCGATGGGAGAGTTATTTAACTCTAGTGGTAAATGTTTGCCCATCTAAAATATATAGGATATTTACCTGTCCCTTCTTGTGTAGAGAATGAGTAAACTCTACAAATAAGAAGTAAACTCAACTTACTTGCTGATAATAATAATCAAAGTATGCCACAAAGCAGTGGTACTGAGCAGAATCAATCTCCAGATTCGCTCTTTCATAATGTGGAGAATACGGAAACTAGAACCGAAACTGTAATTTTTCAAGAAGATGGAGAGGTGGCAACACAATCTACTTCAACAAAGATTATGGATTCAACTTTCTTTGCCGGAGCTTCTGATGGTTTAGAGAACTCAGTTAAAGGATTTTTAAGTAGACCTGTTTTAATTAAAAATTTTGAATGGTTATCTTCTCAGGATGTTATGGCTGATGTTACTCCAGGTAATACATTTCCGAATGATTGGCTTGCTAGACCTATGATTAGATCCAAAATTGATGGCTTTAGATACTTTCGAGGGACTTTAGTTTTAAGAGTTCAAGTTAATGCTCAACCATTTAATGCTGGAAGATTACTTGTATGGTTTAATCCTTATGGCTTTCAGGAAATTAATAGTCCATCTAGCATAAATTACTTAGGTGGCATAACTGGATATAGGCATGTTGATTTAGATATAGGTGAAACCACTTCCGCAGAATTGCGAGTCCCATTTATGTGCCCTTTGACACATATTGATTTACTTAATAATGCAGGAAATATGGGATCCTTAAGATACACAGTTTATTCAAAATTGAGAGGATCAACATCCATTGAAGGAGCTATTTGGGCTCATTTTGAGGATATTGACATTCAGATGCCTACAGGACATCCTTTAGCTGCTTTCACTGTTCAGGGTAACCAAAAACAAGTGGACGCTGAAAAACCAATTGGTGATTTTGAAAATCTTTTCAAGGCTCAATCCAGAGTGGCGAAGAGATTAGGAGATGTACCAGTAATTGGTTCTTTTGCAAAAGGTGCTGGTTGGGTAACTGATCAGTTGGCTGGGCTTGCAGGAATGTTTGGATGGTCTAAACCTACAAATGATGATATTCCAACCCAAGTAGATCCTAAATATTTGAAAACTTATGCAAATTTCAATGGTAAAACACAGGGTAAACCATTGGGCTTCGATGCTAGAAATAGTACTCAATTGCCTAATGGAATATCTGGTACAGATGCTGATGAAATGTGCTTAGCTCATATTTTACAACAACCTATATTTACTACTTCATTCTTATTTTCGGTAGGACAAGCTCCGGGAACAGTATTGCTAAAATGGCCCGTTCATCCAGGAAGTTGTGTTAAAAATACAGTAGCAGGAGTGACTACTTGGAATAATACTTATCTCTCTTACCTATCTCAATTATTTGAGTGGTGGAGAGGGGGTTTGTGTTATTCTTTTAAAGTAGTTAAGACACCATTCCATTCCGGACGAATACGTATAGTCTTCGTTCCTGGAGCGGATTTGGATACTGATTTAACTACAATAGATCAAGATAAATGTTATACGAAAATTGTGGATCTTCGCGATGCAAATTCATTCGAATTTAAGATTCCTTTTGTTTCAAACGCAATTTGGATGCCAATTCGACATGATATCAATACTGCCAATCCATCCGGGGTGCTTGCTGATACACCCACTGGTTTATTCTATGTGGAGGTTTTAAACACACTTCGTGCTGGAGGACAAGCAGCTAATGATATAGAGATTCTTTTAGAAACGTTTGCTGATAAAGATTTCCAATTCGCATTTTTAACTCGAAAAGTAGATTTAGATGTTGTAATTCCTAGA